ACCCCCACGACAGCCACGCGGGAAACCAGTCGTCCTTAGGGCCGCCCGGACCGTACACGGCGCCAGCGTTCGCGTACCCCCTGATCGGGGTGATGGGGCCGCCTTCAGACCGCAGCCAGGACCCTTTCGGCCAGTGGTCGCCGATCCAGTGGCCGACCGACGTGAAGACCTGCTTGATCCTCGCGGTGATCGAGATCTCCTTGTCGTGGAGCTGGTCGATGTTGTACTTGACCGTGCGGACCTTGCCGGACGCCTGGTCGTTACCGGAGATCGTCACCGTACCGGTGGTGTTGTCGATTTCCGTGTGGACAGAATCCTTCTCCCATCGGGCCCCAGTGGCGTCGCCAAGGATGGAGACGGTGCCGTCGCTGTTGTCGATGGTCTGCACCGTCTCCTGCAAGCCGGCGAGACCCTGGTCGTTGTTTGCGTCAATCTCAACCACGCCGGTCGTTCCATTGATCGAGTCGGCGGTCACGGTCAGCGTGTAGTCAGCGTTGGCAGCATCACCAGAAATACTGATCGTCCCGGTCATGCCATCAATCTGCGCGGTGGCACCGTCCGCCGCCTCGGTTGCCTGCGACGTGTCGGCAGTGACCTCGGTCGTCACTTTCTCGGGAATCAACCCATACTTGTCGGCGAGCTCAACAGCCTCCTCCTCGGTGAGGCCCATAGATTCGGCGGCAGAAATGAAAGCATCTCGACCGGTCTGCATCTTCTCCTGCAGTTCGTCCTGTCCCGCGCCGGCAGCCTGCGCCGCCTGCACCTGTGCGAACGTCGCGCTGGCCAGGTCGTTCAGTGCAGATTGATTCTTCCGGCCTTTCTCGGTGGTGATATCCAGTGTGGCGCCATTCTCGCGCACCGCGTCATTGACGTTCTTCAGAGCCTCCTGGAACTTGATGTCAGCATTTGAGTTCGCGATCACGGTGTCGCCATAACTTTTGATTCCTTTGACGACTTCCTCAAGCGACGGGACGATCTGGTCGGTGCCTTCCTTAGCCTTGCGGATCGCAGCATCCAACTGCGACGTGCCGCCGGCCGCCTGCTGCGCATTCGGGTCAATCTGCCCCAACGCCAACGCGAGCCGCGTGTTATCGTCCGCCGTCAGGCCGGCCTGTTTTGCCACCTCATTTAGGTGCGCCTTGAAATCGGGCATCGAGTTGATGAGATCAATCATTGACCGGTTCGTACCGTTCGTCATCTCCGACGACAGCTGCTTGAACGCGGAGACGGCCTGGTCGGTTGACAGGCCGCTCATCGCCTTACCTGTCGTCTCCAGGGCATCCTTCGTGCGCTGCAGGTCGGATCGGGTGTCCGCGCCGAAAGCGCCCGCGACACCGTCAGCAAACGACGCCACATGCTGCTGGATAGAGGACCACACGCCGGGTCGGCTAATGTCCGCCAGGGCTCGCGAATACTCCTGCAGCGAGTACTTCCCGCGGTCGAAGTCAAGGTTATTCAGAACGGAGCCTCCGTGCTGAAGTGTTGTGGTCATCTCGTCCACCGACACGCCCGTGCGCCTGACTTCGTCGCCGTAGTGCTTAACACCCTCGATGAGGGCGGCGGTGATCATCATCCGGCCGGCGCGACCGAATCCAGTCATGCCGGTGGCAACCTCAGACAGCTTCCCCTTCAGCCCGGCAGCAGTCCAGTTCAGCGTGGTCATCGCATCGCGGATCTCTACGATCTTCGGGGCCATGACCATGAGCCCGCCGGCCGCAGTGAGGGCGGCGCCCCCAAATGCGGTAAAGTTGAAGATCATCGACTGGGTGCCGCTGCCGAGCTCGCCGAGCTTATCCACCAAGGACGTAATGTGCTGGACGACGGACCGGACTGGCGCCTGCGACGAACTGCCGATCTTGATCATGGCGGTCTCCCAGGATCCGCCAAGCTTTTCGATGTCGCCCTTCAGGTTGTCCTGCTTCAGGCGAGCGGTTTCGGCCGCATAACCGGCATCATTGACCTTGTCAATCCAGCCTTGAATGCCCTCTCCGCCCTCGTTGTACAACACGTTCGCGGCGCGAATAGCGTCCGACCCGAAGATCGTACTCATCGCCGTGTTGCGCTCTTCTTCGCCGAGATCCTTCATCCCGGAGCGTAGCTGCTCCGCGACGGCAGTGATGCCAATAAAATGCCCCTGCGCGTCATAGATGTGGATACCCAAGTCGTCCATTGCGTTCTTCGCGGACTTCGCCGGGTTCTCTAGCCGCTGAAGCATCGTCTTGAGGGACGTACCCGCATCCTGGCCGATCAGACCGGCGGACGCGAACGCCGCGAGCGAACCTGTCGTTTCTTCGATCGATAGACCCGCCTGAGACGCCACCAATCCAGACTGCTTCAGGGCGTACGCCATGTCGTGCACGCCGCCCTGCGCCTTACCCGCACCCGCAGCGAGCAGGTCGGCGACGTGCGTCACCTTGTCGCCGGACAGGTTAAACTGGACCATCGCGGTGGCCGCGGTCTCGGCGGCCTCGGACACGCTGATCTCACCGGCGGCAGCCAGGTCGAGTGCGCCGGAAAGGCCGCCGGCGAGGATGTCCTTCGTGGACACGCCTGCCTTGGCGAGCTCTTCAATACCGGACGCCGCCTCCGTCGCAGAGAAAGCGGTGTCCGCGCCGGCCTGAATCGCCGCCTCGCGCAGCTGTGACATCTCCTCGGAGGATGAGTGGGTGGCCGCCTGCACGGACGACATGCTGGCGTCGAAGTTTGCGGCCATGTTCCCGGCTATGCCAGCGATACCGAGGAGGCCGGCACCGGCGCCGGCGACGGTTGTGCCGAGCGTCGTCCACGCCGCACCGTTCTGCCGTGCAGACTCCGCCAGGCCGGCTAGCCCCGTCTTTCCAGTCTCGGCGGACTGGCCCATCTTCTGGCCGGTGCCCTCCGCGGCAGTGCCAGCCTCCTGCATGGCCGTAGCGGCGGCTTTCGTCGAGTCTGACGCCTGCTGCATCCCTTGCTTCACACCAGAAGCGTCGGCCGTCAACTTGACGACTACTGTCCTGTCGGCCACGGGAACCCCCTATCTAATCTGGTCGCAATTCTACTCGAGCGTCCGCGACGTACAGCATGGAGCCAAGCTTCGGAGGGTAACGAAGTGACCCGTCCTTGTTCCGCTCGGAGTGCTCGTTCTCCCACTGTTCGCGGGCCGCTTTCGCGTAGCAGACTTCCTCGCGGGCCTCGAACCAGCCGTCCATGCCTTCGTCCCAGGCGACATCGCGCGGGTACCCACACCCGCACGGGCATAGGCCGTCCTCCCACATGGAGTATGCGGAAGCCAGGATGTAGTCCTCCTCCAGCCACTTGTCGGAGTGGCGGAGCAGCCCCGTTGGCGGCTTCCCCCAGGCGAGAGCGTGCTTCACCTGGGACGCGATCCACCGTCCTGCGGGGCCGTTCAGGACTTGGACGAGAAAGGGGCTGTGATGGTGGGCTCGGAAATGTCGACGGCGCGGATCGTCTTGGACAGCTTCTCCACCTGGGCGGGGGACGCGTCGTACAGGCGGGCGACGTCGTCCGCAGTAACACCGGTCGGCTCCACAATGTGGGCGGCAATGAACGCACACTCCATCTCGTGGGTGATCTCCTTGCCGTCAGCACCGTACTGTTCGCGCAGTTCGTCTACGAGCCGCTTCTGGGCGTGAATGGACAGGGTCTGGACGACGAACTCCACACCGGACGCCTTCAGCTGGTCGAGGGTGGCGTTCGCCTCGTTCAGGATCCGACGCTTCTCTTCGCCATCCAGGCCTGGAAGGGAGGCTTCGGCGTCGAGTCGGTCGATTGTGGCGAGCAGGTCGGTGCGGCCGTACAGGACACAGGACTTCCGGGTCGGCTGGAAACCGGCGATCCACGAGGCCAGGTCGAACTTCTCCGGCGCGTCGTTTCCGTTGGTCGCGTCGGCCGGGTTGATGTCGGTTATAACTGAAGTGTCGGTCATGACACGCCCCTGTTCGTGCGGTCTGCTGCGGTCATATGGAAGAGCCCCGCGACTGGAGACCGCACGCCAGTCGCGGGGCTCTTCGGGCCAGTCTACCGTCAGGCGCCGACCGCGTAACGGAAGCCGTCGGAAGCGCCCTTCCCGTTCGTGACGATGAAGTTTCCGGTCTGCACGGCCGGCGGCAGGACTGCGGTGATCACGGTCGAGGAAACAACCGTGTACGACGTGACAGGGGTGGCCTTCCCGTTAACCGTGCACGTAACGGACGACACGCCGATGAAGTTGGAGCCGGAGATCGTGACCGTGTCGCCAGCCTTCCCGTTCGCCGGGGCGATCGACGAGATGACCGGGGCGGCGGCAGCACCGAGAACAATACTGTTCTCCAGGGCGTCAGAGATGAACAGCGAGATGGTGCGCTTCGTGTACGTGGTCCGGTCGTCAGGCTTCTGCGGCTGGCCAGGGGCGACATGGTACCAGTCGACCCGGTCGCCGGCGGCGAACGGAGCGGTCGGCAGCTTGCCCTCACGCTCGTAGATGTCGAACTCGCGGCCGGTCTGGCAGAGCAGCTCCCACGCCTTGTTGTCGTCGGAGCCTGCGTACTGGCCGTTGTCGTCGAAGTACCAGTAGACGGACATCTTCCCCTCATACTCGGCGGGGCCGGGGACGGTCCCTTTACCCTGCGCGCCGAGGACGGGCTCCTCGACGGACGTGCTGCCCTTTGAGCCGAGCTTGTAGTCAGACTTCATGACGTACATCTCGAGACGCTGACCGGCATTCAGCTCGTCAACGGTGGGGTTCTTAGGGTCGGCGGCCTTGTGGGCGGCATCCAAGGCGACGACGGAGATGCGGCCGTCGGCCAGGGTGCGGACTGAAGTTCCCATGGGGTTTTCCTCTCTCCCGCGCTCTGGCGGGCGTACCAGACTTGGTTTCAGTATAGGTGTTGCAGGTCAGTTGATCCGGTTGACGGCCCGGACCTGCCACATGTCTACCGCGTAGAACGGGTGACCTTTCTCGGGCAGGTCGACCTGGTCGTCGCGGAACATGCCGGACGAGTACGACAGGCGCAGAGGCTCGACGTACTGACGGCCGACTTGCAGTTCATACCCTTCGAGGGCGCCGCGGACGTCGTCAAGGACTGTCAGCAGCCGGTCGGCTGTGCCAGCAACCACGGTGATCGGCTGCAGGTAGGACAGCTCCCTTAACTGCCCGTCAAGGGCTTCCCCGTTACCCATGTTGACGGCCGGGAGCTTCACGAGGATGTATGGCATGTCGGGCCGGGGGACGGTGACTTCACCCAGGTACGTGGTGTACCGGCAGCGTTCGCGACAGGCCCGCTCCACCGCTTTCACGAACGGGGATACGCGTATCATCCGAGTTTCCTCACTATCTCATCGAGCGTGTCAGCGATCTCCGAGGCGACTTTGTCATCCATGAAGTCTGCCGGGTGCGGCAGGCCGCCACCACCGCGGGACGTGCCCCAGATCGCAATGTTCGCGAGGGCGCCCTTCGGCTTAGTGGGGCCGAACTCGGCCTGGGTGACCCCGCCGGACGTCTTTGCGTCGTAGGAGAACGTTTCCCCGACCTTCGCGATACCTTTGTTCGGGAACCCTTTGTACGCGTCGCGGGCGCGTCGCTTCGCGCCGTCGAGGGCATTCTGCACGCCAACCTTGACGGCCTCCCCGGCCTCCTCCGCGGAAGCGAAGTCGGCAGCCAGTGTCATCATCTGGGACACGTCAACGGGCATCAGTCGGTCTCCGCATCCACGAGCAGCCGGTTCGCTGTCCGGTGGGTCTGGTTAATCAGACCGCGCACGCGGAACGGGTACCGGTAGCCGGTCACGGTAGCGACGTCGCCGACCGCCGCCTCGTACGACACGCCGTAAGGGACGTGCAGTTCCGTCTGCTGTAGCTCGTACGTGTGACCGGCCGTGGTGGGCGCGGTCCCGTACGACGTCTGCTGGCGGAGCCTGCACTTCCCCTCGTAGACGCGTTCCAGGCTGGGCTCGTCGCGGCGCTTGTCCGGGTTCCAGTTCATGGACCCGGTCGGCCGGTCGATGACGCACGTGTCTGTCATCAGCCAGTTCGCGCGACGGCGGCGCATGTTCGGGCGGGCCATCAGCCGTTCTCCCGGATGTACCGGACCCAGCCGTCGTCGTAGCCGACAGGCGGCCACACTGGGCGGGTTGTGCGCATGATGCCGACACCCTTGGGGCGTCCATCTTCCGCGTACAGCAGCAACGACCGGCGCTCGGTCGGCGTCAGGTACAGGCCGTCCTCAGGGACGGGGCGGCCGCCGCCCATCCAGTCGTCCAGCCGCTCATAGTTCCACGACTCGGGGTTCGTGTACGCGCGGCCAGCGCAGGACAGGACGATCTGCTGGACGCCGTCGGGTACGTCGGCTGCGGTCCACGGGTGGGCGAGCCGCCCGGCCTCCTCAATGACGATCGTGGAGGCCCGGCGGAGCAGCATTTTCGCCCTGCTGACATCGGCCTCCTCGGTGATGGGCTCACCGAGCCACTCACTGAGGAGGCCGACCGGGGCGAGCGGTTCACTCGCCATGGCTGATATCAGCCGATCGCGACAGCAACCGCACGCTGGGCGTCCATGACGGCGGCGCCGAAGTAGGCGTCGAGCACGGAACGGTCCTCGGTGTGGTCGGGGTCGTAGTCGGCGATCTGACGGATGGCGAACCCATCCTCGGCGTGGCTGGCGCCGAACGAAGCGCCGAGCGGGACGTCGGCGGCGCGCAGGGCCATGGTGAACGCATCCTTCTGGTAGGCGATCGCGCGGGCCTGCGGGAGGCGCGGGTCCTCAACGACGGTCAGGCCGAACAGACGGCCGATGGTGGCCTCGTGCAGCATGTCGCCCTGGTCGGCAGAGAACGCGGCGTTGGCAAGGTCCTTGTTCGCGTGGAGGATCTCGCCGACGGCGGGACCGACGGCCAGGTAGCGGTTGTCGAAGGGGACCTGCCGGGCATTGAGGACGCGGGTCAGGCGGGCGAGAACGTTGAACAGGTTGCTGCCGTCGGCCTTCAGCTTCGTGGCCTTCGCGTCGGTCACGGCAACGGGGGTGGCGTTCGGGTCGCTGTCCTGGGGGGCCTGGACATCCTCCATGAGCTTCGCGATCTTGACGGGCAGGATGTCGGCGACAGCCTGGGCCTGGGGCTTGACGACCTCGTTCTCGAAGTCCTGCAGGGTCCAGGTCTGCCAGTCGGAGGGCAGGCGGACCGCGGAGTAGATCTGCGTGTCGAGGGTGACGGGCACGTACGTGCGGGTCAGGTCGTTGTAGGTGATCGCGGTGCGGCTGGCGCGCTGGGCGGCGGACAGCTCGTTGGCGGCGGCCTTGACCGGGAGCGGCACGTTCACGGTGGTGCCGAAACCAGCGGAGTAGGCAGCCTCGGCGTCACGGTTGATCGTGCGCGGAAGGACCGACAGGTAGCGGAGAGCCGCGACAGACGACTCGGCGACCTTTACGGCCGGGGTTGCGAAGTTAGCCATTGGGTTTCCTTTCGGTGCTCAGTTGCGGAACAGCCTCGCACCGATGGTGGCGAGGTCGGGTCGGTCGTCCGGCTCCTGCCCGCGGGGGACGGGGTTCCGGTCGAGGGGGCTGGTGGGGGTAATGAGGGAGGCGAGCGTTTCGGCGGCCGCCTTGATCTCCTCGTCGTTGTCGCCGCGGAGGAACTGGGCGGCCTCCGGGGGGAGGCCAGCCTCGGCGGCGGCGTTCTGGGCGGCGACCTTCAGTTTCAGGTCGGCGAGCTCCTTCTCCGCGGTGGTAGCGCGGGACTCCCAGTCAATGGCGGGCTCAGCCTCGGCGGCTGGCGCCGGGGCAGTGTCCGTGTCGTCGACCTCAGGCTTCTCGGCGGGCGCGGCGGGGGAAGGGGCGGTTGCAGGCTCGTCCGTGTCAGCGTCGGCGGGGCTGGTGGGCTTGTCCGCGCTGGTAGGCTCGGGCTTCTCCTCCGTGTCCGCGGCAGCGCGGTCAGTCTGCGGGTTCGTAGCGTCACCCTCGTTAGCCGCCTTAGGAGCGGCCGCGGGCTTCGCAGCATCCTCCTGTCCGGCGGGGGCGGGCGACGCATCGCTGGTCTTCGTGTCGTCCTCATCGGGGCGACCAGGACGGTCAGCCATGCGGCCTCCTCTCATGGTTTCTGTGAGACGCCCACAGTCTATATCACTTGCCTAGGATTCCGTCGGTGAACAGGGTCGGGTTCTGTCGGCGCATGTGCTCGAGGATTTCCCGGCGGCGGGCTTTGCCGTTGCTCATGTCTTTGGTGGCTTCGGCGGCCTGGTCGTAGGCGTCGGAGATTGCCTCCTCGTGGCTGGTGGCGCCGGACCGTAGCCATTGCTTTGGGGTTTGGTCGCTGATCTCGTACGTGCAGTCGCAGTGCGGGTGGGACTGGAACGCGGCGGTTTCTGGCGTGTATACGGGTCCGCGGGCGGCAAGCATGGAGCAGAACGCGCAGGTTTTCCCGACGACGACACGGCGGGCGCGGAGCTTGGACTTGCGGGCGGACCGAATGACGGACAGTCGGTCCCGGTCACGGGCGAGTTTCCCGGCGGCGATGCCCATCCGCTTACGGGCGAGGCCGAGGGCTTCCGCTTCAGACGCGCCCGCGCGAATCGCGACGCGACGGGTAACTGGCCCGGACAGCGTCATCACTTCGACTTCGCGGGCTTCCATGGCGTCGCCGACAAGGTCTTGGGCAATGTGTAGGCCCGACGCGGTCTGGTACCGGGACAGGTAGTGGCTTGTTTCTGCGTCTACGGCGCGGTCCGCGGCGGCTTGCCTGCGCAGGGCAGCGTCCATGAAGGCTCTCTCCGCGATGCTGCCGCCGCCGCGGAGCCGGTCGACGTCTTCTTGGGCGGCGTCAGCGATAGCTTGGGCGAGCGGCGTCATGGCCCGCTGGTGGGACAGGGTGACAGCGGAAGCCCCCCACCGCATGTCAGGCCTTCAGCGGGTTGTCGGTCCCCTCGCCCTGGTTCGGGGCGAGGGCCTGCGCATACTGGGTGAGCGCGTCGGGGTGCTGGTCGGCCCACTTGCGCCACTCGTCAGCCTCCTGCGGCGACACGCCGGGGATCCGCTGCCACAGCAGCTCGGCGGGGACGCCGAGCGACTGGGTGAGCTTGCCGAGTGCGTCGGCGGCCTGAGACAAGGAGCGGGCCTCCATATCCCGCCAGTCGACGCGGAGAGAGTAGTCGCCGGCGAGGTCGCGGCGGCCAGCCTGCGCCTGGGCGAGGCGAAGCAACGACGCGATGGAACGACCGTAGGCGCGCTGGATGGCGTCCACGTGCGTACGTTCGGCGCTCTTAGCTTCAGCGAGCGCGTCGGCAGACAGGTTCACGAGCTGCGAGCCCGACAGGGCCCACGACGGGACGGACGCGAGCGCGGCAAGGGTGCCGAGGTCGGCCCGCTCCGCGTCGAGCAGTGAGGACATGGTCGTCTCGGGAAGAGAGCCGAATTGGACGCCCTCGCCTCCGGTGAGGATGTCGGCGTGCTCAAGGATCGCTTTCTGCCGTTCCGCTTCCTCGGGGGAGCCGGGGTCGGTCAGGCCGGTCGCGGTGCGAACTCGCCACGAATTGTTGTGCTGGACCAGGAGCCTGTCGTTGACGGTCTTTACGTACCTTCTGGCCGCAGGGCGGAGCCGATCAACAAGGCCAGGGCAGGCGCCGGCGAGGTCCTGGTAGGGGGCGAATCGAACGACGGGGCACACGCCGGCTGGATGCGTCGAGGTGACGTCCCCGGTCTTCGGGTCGACCGTGGACGTGTCATCGATGTACATCCACGGGTTGCCGGCGCCGTCCAGGAGTGCGGCCTCGGTGGGCCATTCCGCGGACGGGTCGCCGCCCCAACCGCAGGCGGCGGGGGAGGCCGGTAGCGGCAGGAGGCGCGGCTGCGGCCTGCCGGGCAGCGCAACCACGTATGCTGCGCCATCGATCAGGGATTCCCTGTACAGGGCGGTCTGCTTCGTGGGCAGGCCGGCGTATTCCCACGGCTCCCACATGGCGTGCAAGTCGTCTGTGTTGTCGTCTGCGTTGCCGGTGAGGCCGGAACGCGACACGCCATCGCAGAGCAGCTGCCGGGCAAGAGTGTCCACGAGCAGGCCAAGCGTCGGGCCGAGGGACAGCTGCCTGAGCCTGCGACGCTCCTCGCTCTTGGTACCGCCGTCAATGTCGGCGAGGCCAAGCATCCGACCGTGCGGGTCGGCGAGGGGGGCGACGTCTTCGCGGCGCCGCCTAGTCCAGGCCAGCTCTTCGGAGTGGTTGCTGACGAGCCGGTCCCACGGTCCAGGGACTGTCGTCTTATTGGTCACCATATCTTCCCTCGCGATCGGTTGCGGCGCCCGTTGCGGTATACAGCCCTCATCATACGTGCCGCGATGAGGCATACGGCAAGGTCAATCTTGCGGCGGGATTCGCGGTGGTCTTTGCTGATGGAGACGCCCCACTTGGTGGGGTAGCGGACGGCGTGGAGGGCGTGGGCGCGGAGCCTGGGGTCGCCGTCGTGGATGAACTGCCTGGCGTTGATCTCAGAGGTGAGCGCCTGGGCGGCGTACACGAACTGTTTGTGGTGTTTCGGGTTGGACATGTCCCAGTTGACGGCGTGCTGCGGAGAGGCTTTCAGGGGCAGGCGGCGGCCGTAGTCCTGATGCCAGCCGTCTACGATGCCGTCCCAGAAGCGCTCCATGGTGACGTCGTCTAGGGCGTGGGATGGGTCGGCCCACAGGCCGATGACGTTGTGGTGGTCAAGGAAGTCGCGGACTTCGGTGTCGACGCGGTCGCGGGGGGCGACCCAGCCGTGGGCACGGGCGTCCGGCGGTCGCTGCCAGAGGCCGACCACGAACGGGGCGCCGTCGGAGATGCGGACCGCGACGCAGGCGGTCGCGTCATCCGACTTGCCGCCGTCGAAGAACACGGCAACCTCGTCGCCCGGGTCAAGCTCGGGCAGGTTCCTGTCAAGGCAGGCGTCCCAGTCGGACCGTTCCAGCCAGGCGGTATCGGCGGCAACGACCTGGTTGTACCACTTCCGCCTGGATTCGGATGGTGGCGTGGATGGGTCCATGATGTCTTGGATGATGCGGTCGGGGACCAGCCAGGTTGCGTCCCCGCGTACCGCTTCCACCACCTCGGGGGCGGCTTCGTAAGTGAGCTGGGTGGTGGCGTCAGCTTCGAGGGAGTCGTAGAGGATGCCAGCCTCAGCGTCGCGGCCTTGTTCGTGGGCTTCTCGGACGGCGAGGCCGACGGATTCCACGCCCGAGCGGGCCGCGTTGCATAGGTGTAGGACGCGGGCCTGTCGTTCTTTCGGCGACTTAGCTGCGTCTCCGCGGACGACACCCATCATGGCAATGCCGTTGTTGGATGCGGTCCAGTTCTGTGTTTCGGTACACACGGTGAGGGTGGCGCGGGCGCCCTCCGCGGCGGCCGGGTTCGACGTGATGGGGACGATGACACCCGCGGAGCCGTCCCTGTGAGACACGCCTCCCGCGCCGACGTGCAAGGCGTAGTGTTCACGGGTTTCCTGCGGCAGCAGGGCCGGCATGTTCCCCATCGTGGTGCGGGTCTGCTCTTGAGAGACGGCGAGGAGCCGGATCCACGGGTCCGTCTCCGGCCGGCCATGCCAGGTGTCGCCGCCGTCGTCCGACGCGGGCACGGACGGCCCACACAGGGCGATCAGAGCTACCACTGCGGCGAGCGGGTCCTTGCCCCACCCCTTGCATCGCTGCAGGACGACTGTGGGAGCGCGGAACGTGCCGGTCTCATCAACCGCGTAGTACCAGGCGAGGAACCGGGCCTGCTCGGCGGTGAACCGCCAGGGACCACCGTCAGGGCCCCGCAGCCACTGGGATGCCCACACCATCGCGTCCAAGGCGATTGTCTGCTCTGGGAGCTCCCAGGCCCCGTCTCGGCGGGACCAGACGGGGCCGACAACGTCAACGGGCGCCCCCTCCGGGAGTGGGTTCCCGCCAGCGAGGAGACGCTGGTAGTAGTCGCGGATCGCGCGTCGTTCGATTTCGTCGTCCGACACGACCGGGGCCTGCCGGGCGCGGGCCATTACTGGGCCTCGCCCCAGCGGGCGACCGCGGCGAGCCGTGCATGCTGGGCGCGGGCGTCCTGGGCTCGCCCCTCGGCGTCCGCGTCGGGAAGGTTCAGGCGGGACAGCAGCTGTGACATGGCGACACGGTGCTGGCGGACCTCACCGAGCAGCGGGTGGGCGCGCGCCTGCCCTGTGGAGCCCGGGGTAAGAAGGTCGGAGCCGAGCTCCCGTTCGATCCGGTCTACAAGGGATGCCTCGCGGCATGCGTCCTCCAAGATGCGCAACTCGTCAGGCCGAAGGTCCCACTTGGATGTAACCCCGCCCCAAAGAGCCCGAGCTGACTTGCTAAGCCGTGCCGGCGGTTTGCGGTCTGCCATCCGACGTCCTTCCCTGAATACAACTGGCGGCCCGGGCCCTCACCGACCCGGGCCGCCAGCCCTGAACTACAACGCGCTCAGTGTATCACTTGGCGTGCCTGCCCTCGCCGGAGCCGCGCAGGGTGACGCCGCCGGGGGTGACGATGCCTGCCCAGTCGAGGATCGAAATGCCGTTGATCTTCACGCTCTTCAGGATGTTGAAGGCGCCCAAGACGAGGCCGGCCACGCTCAGCAGCTGGGTGACGACAGCCTCGGCGTTCGCCGGGTAGGCGCCCACGAACCACGTGCCCACAGCGATCAGAACAACCGCAACCAGGGCCAGAGCGCGGCGCTTACCCGCAGTCCAGTACGGCCTGTCCAGGGCTGCCTGGACAAAAGGCCACGCAACGGCGGCCACCGCGGTCAGGGTCGCGCTCTGCTCAGCAGTCAGGTTCATCTTTCTCCTCTGTTGTTTCTTGACGGCCTTCTAGCCGCCCGACCCAGTACGCGCCCAGGATCGCCGCCGCGGCGAACCAGTGGGCGGCGCACGGGACGATGTGTGGTGTCACTTCGCAGCGTCGGGCCGCTCAACGTCGGCAGGCTTCACCGCGGTGCGAATGTCGTTGACAGCACCGTAGATCGCGCCGGCGGACTTGACGCCATCCTGGCCGGGGGTGAGCGCGTCGAGGACCTTGTCAACCGCAGCGTGGATCGCCTTAGTCTCCTCGTAGGTCGCCTTCGCGTACCAGTTCATGTCGCCGGCGAAGTGGTCGCCGGCCTGCCCGGACCTGAACAGGTCCCTGATCTCCCTGAGAAGGTCAACGCCTTCAGCCATTTCCCATGCCTCCTGTCCTGCGCCGTTGGGGCGCCCGTAGTTGTACCACGACCTGCACCGGTCGCTGAAAGGTTCACCGTACGCCTCGTAGGCGCCATAAGCGCTACCTGAATTGTATCTGGACCCGACGCGCTTCAGGTCCTCGTACGAGTCGCCTTCCGCGTTGATGAGGTCCCTGATGATGCCGCAGCCGATCTCGGCGGACTTCTCCGGGTCCCACCAGGCGCGGTCGGGGTCATTGAAGAAGTAGCCGGGGTACGTGACCTGCAGCGGGCCGACGCCGTTCGAGGTCGCCCCGGCGCTGATCTGCGCGTAGAAGTCACGGAATTTCGCTTCGGTGACTTCGCCGCCGCCACAGTAGGCGCCGCCGGCGTCATGGCCGAAGATGTTCGCCCCATACTCGCCGGTTTCCATCCACAGGGCCGCGAGCGCAGCCCACCAGGGGCATCCGACGTTGTCTGCGGCGCGCAGGACAGCCTGCTGCACGTAGGACAGCTCGTACCCGTCGCGGCTGGCGCGGGACTGATCCTGGGCCTGCGGAACAGGAGCGGCTGTACCGCCGAGGTAGCGGAGGCAGTGCGTCCACCGGGCCGTCTGCGTATACAAGTGCCCCTCGTAGGACACGCACCGGCACTCAGAGCCGGTCTGGTCGCCGATGTACCCATCGATAGAGCCATCTTCGGCGATCCAGGCCTCGGACAGCCCGTTCTTGGTGACCATGGCGACGTGACCGGCACCTCCAGAGGCCGCCTCGGAGAGGATCAAGTCGCCGAGCTGGAGGCCGCCGTCCGGGTAGAGGCTGCTGTCGTCCCAATGGACGTCCTCGAAGCCTCTAGAGGCGGCGTAGCCGCGGATGTTGCCGGTATAGGTATCCCTGGGGAACATGACACTGGAGTCCCAGGGCTCGCCGTCGGCGTGAAACGCAAAGTTCCAGGCTGCGGCGACACCGGCGGAACAGTCCATGTTGGCGTCTGCGGTGAGCCAGCCGAGGTCCGTGGACCGCTCATACGCCATCCACCGGTCGGGCTGCGAGTAGCCGACGCTGTAGTCACCCCCCTGTGGTTTTCCGGGGCCGCAGGTGGCCCAGTACTCCATCTGGGCTGCGGCAGTTGTGGGTGATGCTGACATCTGCCCTCCTGTCTGTTGCGCCCCGTCGGGTCGGGGCAGTTGGTTCCAGGATAACGGAGTGGCAGCGTGTCCGCGGTCACAGGGAAAACGTGTGACGACGAGCATCCGGAAGCGGAGTTGCTATCTCCCCCGGTCTTTCGCGTGTGGGGGCGGGGGAGTCACCGCCAGGGGTGCTGGTCGTTTTTTCGCAGCGGATTTTCGTTTCGTTTCAGATCTTGCGTTCGACGTTTTCGGTTCGCGTTTCGTCTGTTTTGTTTCGTTTTTGCTTTTCGTTTTGTTTCGTTTTGTTTTGTTGTTTGTCGCAAGGATGTTGTGGTGTCGGTCGTGTTCGCATGCGTGTCTTGCGTGCGTGTATTGCACGGACCTCGGCGGTGGTCTTGGCGGTGTGGCAGGCGCGGCACAGGGGTTGGAGGTTGCCTGGCCTGTTTAAATCTCCTCGTTGGATGTGGTCGATGTCTGTGGCGCGCGTTGTGCAGTTGGTGTGGTGCCATCGGGGGCCGGCATAGGGGGTGCCCGTGGGGCCGTCCTCCCAGTGCCCGGTACCCCACCCGGGCTCGGCGAGGCCTGCGCATTTTCCGTCTGTTGTTTGCAGTATTTGTTTTCGGATTTGGTTCCAGTTTTTTGGGAGTCGCTGCCGTCGGTTGCTGGCCGTCCATGTCATGTGCCCATGGTAGTGGGGTGGGGTGGTGGGGTGGCGTGTCTGGGTCCTTGCTGGGTGGGGGGTGGTTGGGGGGTTGCCGGTGTTTGAAGGTTGACCCCGGGTTGGGACTCTAGTCCTCCCCTGTGTGTTGGGTCGTGTGGGCAGCCCTGTGGGTGTCCCTGTGGTTTGGGTGTGGATAACCTGTGGATAAGTGGTTGTGCATACAGGTAATCCACTGCGTCCCTCTGGTTATCCACAGGTGGTTGTGGGTTAGTGGGCGTTGGGGTTGCAGCGGAAGGTGGGGTTGTCCACGTGTCCATAGGGCTCCTACTATCTACTGCCTAGATATCTGCGGGTTTGATGTCGTGGCCCCAACGGGGTGCGGGCGCGGGGGTGGGGCGCCTGGTCCGCCTGGGTACAAGGTCCCTGTCGGTGTTGGGTGGCGTGGTGATTGCGGGGAGGTAGATGGATCCCCTGGCGCCGTGTTGGCGTCAGGGGATCCTGGGTGTCAGCGGCGGTGGAAGCCGGGGTGGTTGCCGTGCTTGCGTGCCCAGCGGATGGGGCGCAGTGATGCGAGGCAGACGGCGGAGACGACAGTCCAGAGGAGGCTGGTGGAGATGTCGAGCTCCCCGGTGGCGAAGCCCGCATACCAGAGTAGTGCGGCGTGGATGGCGGAGAGGGTGCCTGCGATGGCGGCTGTGACGTAGAGGGTGCGGGTCATGTGCGGTTCCCCTTATTGGTTGGCGTCGGTGTTCTTATGGTACCCATCCCACCTGTCTACGCGGAGGCTGTGTAAGCGACGCTATCGGCCTAACGGGAACGCCCCCTACCCGAGTACCGGGCTGGGGGCGTTCGGCCATCAGCATGGCTGCAAGTGGCCTTCTCGCGTGGGTTCTGCGAGGACGGCCATGGCGGGTTGGCGGATGAGCTCGGCGTCGCCGGTTGCCCCGTGCCTGTTTTTGGCTACGGATACGGCGAGCCGCATCCTGTCGGGTACGCCGCCGCGGACGGGCAGGGATAGGAGGGTGACGGTGTCTGCGTCCTGTTCGATGCTGCCTGACTCACGGAGGTCGGCGAGTTTCGGGGCGAGGTCGTCTCTCATCTCGGAGGCGCGGGACAGCTGCGACAGTGCGAACACTGGGACGTCCAACTCCAACGCCAGCTCCTTCAGGGCCCTGGATTGGTAGGTGACCATCTCTCGGAGCGAGGAGCCGGGAACGCCGCGAGACGGGGCGAGCAGCTGCATGTGGTCGATGATGATGGCGCCGAGCTTCTTCTTGTGGTGGAGTGTGCGGGCTAGCGCGGCGACCTGTTCGACGGACATGCCTGCCTTGTCGCTGATGTGGATGGGCAGGGCCGCAATCTGGGCGGCTGCCCGGTTGAGGGTGTCGGCGAGGTTGGCGGATGCCTGCTCCTCCCTGGTCGTGTACTTGAGTGTGACACCAGTGGCTTGGGACAGGAGTCGCGGCAGGAGGTCGCGGGCCGGCATTTCCATGGACACGTAGAGGACGTGCCTGTCGTTGCGGGCGGCGCAGGAAGCGAGGTACAGGCCGTAGAGGGTTTTACCTACTGCGGGTCGGGCGCCGATGACGTGGAGGCCGCCGTCTCGGTGGAGGCCGACGATGCCGTTGACTGACGGCCAGGGCGTGTGGACGCCGGTTGCTTTCCGCGCCGTGTACCACTGGTCAACGAGCGACGGCATGGAAACGGTGTCGCCGTCGGGGGCGGTGTTGCCGATGTGGGACTGCGCCCATGAGGCGACCTCGGCGGCGGTGGCGTCGCCTTGGAGGAGCTGCCCGGCGCGGGTGAGTACGTCGTGGACGTCGCGCTTGGCGGAAGCTTCTCGGACGAGGCGGGCGTAGTGGTCGGCGTCGACTGGGTTCACTGAGGCGTGGACGCAGTCGAGGATGTCTTCGCCGGTGGCTGGCTTGCGGATTTCAGCGAGGACGGTTGCGGGTGTGGGGACTCTGCCTGTCGCCCATTGGTCGCGGATGATCCCCCAGATGGCCGCGTAGCGGGCGTTGGCGATCATGTCTGGGGTGGTGGCCCAGGTGGTGTCGGTTTGCGCTTCGTTGCCTGCGAGGGCTGAGCCGATGAGGCATTGTTCGATAGTGGCGGTTTCCATGCGTGTCCCTTTCGGATGGTGTTAGTTGCTGGTCGCGTTGTTCCACATGGCTGCAATGTTGGCCATGAGTTCGGGTGTGGCTTCTGCGTTGACGAGGTCGGCGTCGTTGATGCGTGGGTTGCCGAGGAGGTCGTCGGTGTTGGCGGGCTGGGGGGGCTGGTTGTTCTCCCAGTCGTGGTCTTCGAGCCAGCGGCGTGCGGTGCGAATGTAGCGGGCGGGGGTTTCCCGGCGGCGGCACTGGTCTGCATACGCCTTGGCTCCGTCGGTGATTTCCTGGGCTGTGGCGTGCTGTCGAGCTTTCTGCCAGTCTCGGATGGTAGCTTTAGTGCCCGGGTACACCCTATTGAATTCGGCGCGCTCCTGGGCCTCTCGTGCGCGCTTGGCTTCCTTCTTGGCGGCAGCTTTGTCGTGGCGGGGGCGGGCGCGGGCGATGTCGTCTTCGGTAACTCTGTCGGCGACAGGGGCGAGTGGCCGGTAGGTGCGCGGCTGCTCGGTGGTGCGGTCGTGGCTGGTGGCGCCTGCTGCTATGAGGCCGTCGCGGTTGAGGAGTGCGTCGAGGTGGATGGCGTATTCGTTGGTGTTGCCCGCGGCGTTGCGGGTTTCGATGATGCCGAGTTCAGCGAGGTGCGCGAGGGCTCGGGTGACTGAGGCGCGGGACAGCTGCGACCTGGACTGGATGGCGTCTTTGGATGGGGAGATGTGTTCGCAGTTCCACCACGTGCAGAGTGCGGTGAGGGTGGCGATGTCTGCGCCGGTGAGGTCGTGTCGCCTCCAGTAGGGGCGGATGTTGATTGCTCCGACGACCTGAGTGTTGTAGTACTCCATGTCTTCTCCGTTGTCCTGCGCTGTGTCCTCACTGGCCTGTTGGTGGGGGCCCGGAGGAGCTTCGTGGCTCAGACCCCGGGCCCCGGCCAGTCAGGTAGGAACACAACGAAAACCCTGACTGGCAGTCAACCAACGAGGCCAACGATAGCAGCTGCGTTCGGGCTGGCTGCCGCCTTGTCCGCAGCCGTCCGCCTCCGGCGTCACCGACGCGCGGGGGGTGCTCACCCCCCCCCTGGACCCGCGCCGCGGGGGGTAGGGGGGTGTTTATTCTCTTAGATAAGGTTTGGGGCTCAAAATGAGCCGCCCCTGTCGGCTCATTTTGAGCCGCCCTACACGGTGACCAACGTCACGGCGACGCAGGTTGACGGGCGTGTCGACACGCCGTAGATTGATCCCATCAGGTCAACCAAGGAGGAACCAAATGAAAGCCGCCCAGCCCCCCAGCCGAGCCACCACCACCCTGATCACCTGGGTCGCCACCGTCTCGATCGTCGCCGTGCTCGCCGCGGTCGCCGGCCTGCTCGCCGGTGGGGGCGGCCCCGCCACCGTCCCGGCCCCGGGC